TCGAGGCATTGATCGCCGAGGCCATCGCTGCCATGATGCCCGCTGAGGAACCAGCCGAGGAGGTCGTGGAAGAAGAAGTCGAAGCGGAAGACAAAGAGGAAATGTCCTCACAAGAACCCGTCACCGAAGAAGTGGTCGAAGAACCACAAGACGACCCCGTAGCGGTCGAACTCGCCTCCGTTAAGGCGGAACTCGAAGCAATGAAGAAGCAAGCCGCCGAAGGTGGTTTGAAGCACGCGGCACCAACGGCCAACGTTGAGCCCGTCAACCTCAAGAATCTATCAACCTCGGAGCGCGTCTCTGCCCTCCTCAATCAATTTTCCTAAAACATGGCTAACGCATCAGTTGCCGTCGGAACCTACGCAGGAGTAGCAGCGCGTCCATACGTGTCTGCCGCTATCCTCGCAGCCGACACCATCGCAAACGGTTACGTCTCAGTAATCGAAAATGTCCACTCAAAAGCAGTTCTCCGGAAGTTCTCCGGCGCGGCTATCCAAGCCAACGACGATTGCGCTTTCTCAACCCCTGCCTCTGGTCAGTTGACCGTGGGTGAAGCCGTCCTCGAAGCGGCTGCCCTCAAAGTCAACGAGCAGGTGTGTAACGCCGACCTCCGCGCCACGTGGGAGTCTGCTTTGATCCGTTCACAGAACGACGGAGCACCCGCCGACTTCGTGACCTACACGGCTCAATACGTCGCCGCAAAGGTGGCCGAGACTGTGGAGCACAATATCTGGAGCGGAAACTTCAACTCTACAACTGGCGCCGAGGCCGGAGCAACATACACCTCTTTCGACGGATTGTCTCGTCACTTGGTGGACGGCTACGCTGCCGGTAATATGCAGCAGTTGACAGGCGCAACTACGGCCGCAAACATCTTGGCACGCTTGGCCGGCTTGACAGCCGAAGCTCCTTCCGCTATCGCTGGCGACCCCAACACCAAGTTGTTCATGTCTCGTGCCTCTGCACAACTCTACTACCAAGCCCTCGCAGCGGATTACTCTCTGCCGTTCTTGAACGACGGATTGGCAACGCGCTACGCTGGGTATGAAATCATCACACCCGGTGGAATGCCGAACGACACTTTCTTGTTGAGCAAGGGTGAGAACTTGTACTTCGGTACGAACCTCTTGACCGACCACATCCAAGCGTCTGTTTTGGATTTGACAGGTGTCACAGGTGACGACGTTACCCGCGTCATCATGCAGTTCTCTGCAGGTACACAGGTTGTGGACGCTCCTTCTGTGAGCTTCGCATACCGCACCAGCTAATAACTAACCGAGACAACGGGGGGCCTTCGGGCTCCCCCGCCTCTCCCTAAACCTTTAGAACATGGCTTGTTCACTTACTTTGGCCGGACGCGGTGTAGGGTGTAAGGATGCCCTCGGTGGAATCAAACGCATCTACGTGTCGGAATGGACTGACGGATTTTGGGACGACGAAGCGAGCGGCGAAGTAGCCGACGCTACCGCCGCCGAAACCTTCTACACCTACGACATGACGCGCGGGTCTGGTTCCTTGAACCAAACAATCACCTCCGACCTCGCCGCAGGTACGGTCTACTTCGACCAAGTTTGCTCGGTGACGTTTAACAAGGTGGCCGCTGCGGACATCGCAGAAATCTCCAACCTCGTCAAAGGCCGTATGGCCGTCTTGGTCCAAGACAACAACGACAACTGGTTCGTCATGGGTCACAAAAACGGGGTGGAAGTCACAGGCGGAACGGCTCAAACCGGAACCGCTGCCGGCGACCAAAACGGATTCACGATTGAGTTCTCTGCACAAGAGGTAGCACCTGCTCCATTCTTGGCTTTGACCGCTGGCGCACCAAGCGGAGTCAACATCACGATCACGGCTGCACCGTAAGACTACGAAAATACCGGGCCACCTTAGGCCGTTATTGTTACAAGGAGGGGGAGGGCGTTGGCCTTCCCCTTTTTTATTTTGACCCATGATTCATCTCGTCCCAAATTCAATCTCGAACCTCGTCTACGTGACGCCGTTTGAGTCGCGCAAGTTCCTCGCTGCATTTACGGACTACCTCTTGGTCTTGACAAATCAAGCCACCGAGGAGCAGTTCGCTTGCATATTGAACGCGCAATACGACAACGAGAGATACACCCAAGCGGACGTCCCAACGAACAACGACGACCCCGTGAACGGCGAGCTGCTTATCACCGAATCGGGCCTCTACACCTACACCATCTACGGCCAAAACTCCGACACCAACCTCGACCCTGCCGACGCGGTGGTGGTGGGTGTATGTGAGGTAGGCTCGTGCAAGGTGAGCGACGAGGCCGCGTGGACTATCCCGAACGTCACAATCCCCGACAACGTCATATATTACGAATGACATGGAACTACTGAAGCTCAAAGAATACCAAGAGCGCTCGTACGCCGAGAAGCCCTCGAATCAGGGGTTCGTAAACTACGGCGACGACAACCTCTTCCCTCAATATCTCATCGACCTCTACAAGTCGAGTGCCACGCACAACGCCTTGTGTACGTCCATTGCGTACATGATCTTCGGCGACGGCGTACAGGCCGACACGTTAGAGGCGCGTTTGAAGATTGAGGAGTGGGGTTTGCAAGACGAGGTTCGTAAGGCGTGCCTCGACCTCAAGATACAAGGCGGGTTCGCCTTGGAGGTGGTGTACTCAATCGACCGAAGCACCATTGCCAAGGTCCGTCACTGCCCCTTTGAGAACATCCGCACCGGCGAAGTGGACGAGAACGAGAAGGTCAACTTCTACTACTACTCGAAGGACTGGAGCGACAAGACGTGCGAACCGGAGGTGGTGCGTGCCTTTGACCCGTCGGACTCGGTGGACTACCCCGTGCAAATCTTGTACGTCAAGCCGTTCTCTCCCGGTTCCTACTACTACCCAAAGCCCGACTACATTGGGTCGATTGACTACATTGAGCTCGACAAGGAAATTGGGAAATACCACATCAACAATATCAAGAACGGGTTGGCCCCTTCGTTCACCATTCACTTCAAGAATGGAGTCCCAGCGCAAGAGGAGCGATTGAGAATTAGAAACGACATTGAGCGACAGTTGGCCGGGGCGACGAATGCGGGCAAGTTCATTGTGACGTATTCAGACTCTCCCGAACGTAAACCAGACTTCGAGCCGTTCCCGCTTTCAGATGCCGACAAACAATACCAGTTTCTCTCTACCGAAGTGTCCGACAAGATCATGGTTGGTCACCGCGTGGTGTCTTCGGCTATGTTCGGAGTTAAAACGGCCGGACAACTGGGCAACACCCAAGAACTCGAAATCGCCTCGGAGTTGTTCGACCGCCAAGTCATCAAACCCTACCAACGAATCGTAAAGAACGCCCTTGAAAGCATTTTCATGGCAGCAGGGGCACCGACCCTTGTCTCGGTCGAAGAAGTGCCGCCTATGGAGCCCGTAGAGGTTGAGATGAGCGAAGACGTAGAGTTGAACCTTGCGTGTGACTACCTTATCGAGATGGGCGAGGAAGTCGACGAAGAATGGGAGTTGATTGACGCCCGCCGCGTGGACGTAGAAACCGAGGCCACACAAGATGCCCTCTGGAACTTTGCCCGCGTGCCGTCAGGCAAGCCCCAAGCCAAGTCGGACCAAGACAACGAGCTCGTTAAGGTCAGGTACGCATATATGCCCAAAGTAACGGGCAAGAACGGCAACGAATCGCGCGACTTTTGCAAGCGTATGGTTGCCGCTGGGGACCGCGTATGGAGGAAAGAAGACATCGACGCCGCCTCGAATCGTGCCGTGAACCCCGGATGGGGGCCAAATGGCTCCGACACATACGACCTCTTCCTCTACCACGGGGGCGGATCGTGTCAGCACTTCTGGGAGCGTCGCACCTACCTCCGCAAGAACAACAAGAAAATCAGCGTCAACCGCGCCCGCAAGATTTTGCGTGAGGCAGGGTTGGAGCCACTGCCCACAAATGACCCGCGCGTTGCCAAGCCCACTCGTGAGCAAACGAACCGCGGCTTTCTCGAACCCAAGAACTGGACAACACCCGTATAAATGGCACTCACCGCAGAAGTTCTCTTCGTCAATCCGGACTACATGAAGCGTATGACCCAGCTCAACGGCGGGGTCGAAGATGCGGTCATGGTTCCGGCCATCATCTTGGCACAAGACAAACACATCCAACAGTACCTCGGCACGGACCTTCTCAACAAGTTGAAGGCCGACATCCAAGCCGAGACCCTGACGGGCAACTACGAGGCCCTCGTGGACGGCTACGTTCGCAAGGCGACGGTGTGGTGGTCTATGGTTGAACTCCTCCCGAACTTGTACGTCAAGCTCGACAACGGGGGGTTGGTTATCAGGACGGCGGAGAACACCTCAAGCATCTCCGAGGACGACCTACACCGAGAGATTGAGAACGCACGGCAGAACGCCCAATTCTATACGACGCGCCTTGTGGAGTACCTCTGCGCGAATATGACCCTCTTTCCGGAGTACACTTCCAACTCTGGTGCCGATATGTTCCCAGACTCCGCCGTGTACTTCCAGAACGGCATGACCATTTCAGGCGGGCACGATCAAATCGACCCGGACCTCGCCCGTAAGCTGCTCCGGTGACACGCAAAGAAAACATTGTAGCCCTCAAGAAGTGGCTCGACAAGAACAAAGACAAGCCCAAACCGAAAGAAAAGAAGCCATGAGCATCGAAACCCTCTTGAATTTGTTACCTTCCTTGCTGGCGGCGGTAGGGGTGTGGGTGTCTTTGAATAGCGAGGTGGCCAAACTCAAGGGACGGGTGTACCGTTTGGAGTCTGACCAAGGCAAGATTGAGGCCATGTTGAAGGAGTGCGTCGAAGGCATCCAAGAGCTCAAGTTGTTGTTAGCCAAAAAAGGAATCTGATGTACAAGTGGTTCAAGATGTCTGAGTTTGATTCGCCCGACCAACCCGGTTCGGGTGAACTGATGGAGCCCGCCGTGGTCCAAGCGTTGGACATTGCCCGCGACATCTATGGTTTCCCTATGAAAGTGACGTCGGGGTTTCGTTCGATTGCTCACAACAAGTCCGTCGGAGGTAGCCCCAAGTCAAGCCATCTGCTCGGCTGGGCCGTGGACATTGCGGTCCCAAACTCCGAGCGTCGGTTCCTCATGCTTGAAGCGTTGTTAGACGCCGGGTTCCATCGTATAGGCGTGGGAGACAACTTCATCCACTGCGACCTCGACCCGATGAAAACGCCGAATTGTCTTTGGGTTTACTGAAAATAGCCAATGCACCTCACCCGTAAACACCGCACCGTCCACGCCGTCGACTGCAACGTAGAGCAGCGCAAAGGACAACAACACTTCCTCTTTATTTCCGACATCCACTACGACGCCATGAAGTGCGACCGGGAGCGGCTCCACCGCCACCTCGAAGAAGCACGAGAACTGGGAGCCGGGGTGTTCATCTTTGGAGACTTGTTCGACCTCATGCAGGGCAAGTACGATCCCCGTGGGAACTACTCCGAACTCCGCCCAGAGTACAAGTCCTGCGTGTACGTGGACGAGGTTATCCAGGACGTAGGGGAGAAGCTCTCCAAATACGCCGACGTTATCAAGTTCATCTCCAAGGGCAACCACGAAACGAACATCGAGAAACGAATGATGGTCAGCCCCATTGACCGAGTGGCCCAAATCTTGAACGCGGCAGGGGGTCACGTGGAGGTTGGAGGTTATGCCGGTTGGTTGGTTGTTCAGGCACACCGTAGCGGCTCGGCCCGCCGTCGTTTCAACATCCACTACCATCACGGCTACGGAGGGGGAGCCAAGCGCTCGAAAGGAATCCTCGGAGCGGACATCGACCAAAAGGACTTCCCGGACGCGGACATCATTGTGCGCGGCCACGATCACCAGAAGTGGCACCTACCTATCACCGTGGACCGCATCACCAACTCCATGAAGCTCGAACAACGCACGGTCCACCACCTACGCCTCGGCTCATATAAGAAGCTCGGAGATAGGTACGCGGGGTGGGCTACTGAAAAGAACTTCTCGACGCCACGCCTCGGGGGTTGGTGGGGTTGCTTGGAAGAGCGCCGCGATGACTACGTCTGGACCATCCGGGAGGCGACATGAAGCCCGCGTTCGAGATACTAAAGAACTTGGACCTCACGGAGATGTTCAAGACCAAAGGCGACCTCAAGAGATGGAGCGCCAAGCGAACCATCGGGGGCGCGATTGTTACCGAAGCCCTTTGGCAAATACACACGCATGGCCTATCTTGGGAAGGCATCGTCTTGACAGGGGTTGGCATAGCCCCTCTCTGCCTCTCGTTTTTCGAGGGCAAGGGATAGTGTTTCATTCATCACAGGTTGAAGGGTCGCCCGAAACGTCGGGGGCCCTTTTTCTTTGCATGGAAAAAAATTTCTTGAAACATTAGGTTGGATGGAAGTTTCTTTCTACCTTGCCCCCATGATGAACGAAACACAAACCCCCAACACGATGCAAAACAAAAGCACCAAAGGCCGCGACCTCGCCTACGAGATCGCCACCCGCCTTCGCGGAAACGAGTTCAAAGACATGACGCTCGGAGAGATTGACGACTTCCGGGCAGAGATGGCCTTGTTCCTTGACCTCAAAAAAGAATGGTGATGCTTAAGCCCAACGGAATTTCACACACCGTCTACCCTGACCAACCAGCGGAAGACTTCAACGAATGGACGGCCAACTTCACACGACAAGAGGTTGCCCGCGACGCGGACGAGTTCAAGCGTAAGTTTGACTCCCTCTGGTCTGACTTCAAGAAACAAATTGCCGGATGAAACACACACACAAAACGCGCCTCATCGAATACCTCGAAGAGTTCGGGAGCATCACAACCCTCGAAGCCATACGCGATCTTGGCAACACGCGCCTCGCAGCTCGCATCTCTGACCTACGACGTGAGGGCTACGACATCACAAGCCAACCTATGAAAGTCCCGACGCGGTGGGGGACGGAAACCACCGTG